GATTAATACTTCCTAATATGTGGCGTGTATTACATAAGCACAGGCGTTGGGCCACTTTAGATTTAAGCAGTTATGAACAATGCATTGTTGGAAGTGATTATACTGCTGATGGTTGCTTAGAAGATTTACGTAGCAAAGGTGCTCAAAGTGTTTACAATGTTTATGGTGCAACAGAAGTACCTCCTAATGTATTAATGAGTGAAGTTGCAAACACTTATACATTAGATAGCAATCCAGATTGCGAAGTACATATAGAAGATGGACAAATCATAGCACGTTGGAAAGTACAAGATAGACCTTGGCGTAGTGGAGATTTAGTAGAAGAAACAGATAACGGATATAAGTTAGTAGGCCGTGAATTGAATATGTTTAAAATGGGTGAATGTGGTATACGTGTTTATCCAGAACAAATAGAACGTAAAGTAGTAAGTGCTGGTGCAGATTTAGCATTATGCAGACAAGTAAATGGTTATTGTACAATATACTACACAGGCACATTAAGTAAATCTAAATTAGATTTAGGAGAGATACCTAAAGTTAGATATCATAAAGTACAAGAAATAAAAGTAGATAATAATCTACGAAAAATAGATCGAACACAGGAGTTTAGTGATGGGTCATTTGAAGGAAGCAAAGTTAGCAAGTGGCAGTACTAAAGCTGTCAAAGTTAGCGATTATTTTAAGCACATGTGGTTAGGATTAAAAGAAACAATGTTTTTAGCATACGCAACTTTTGCCGCCTTTGTACATAGCTTTTTTCCGTTCTTATACGGGTTTGATATGATACAATGGCAAATAGATATGTTAAAAAGATTGAATAAAGCACTACCGAATTTAGAAATATGGAAACAAATTAAATTTACTGATGAAGTTTAAATTTCACGAAAATAAATTATGGATCTCACCTGATAAACGAGCATGGGTGCAGGGAGCATACTCTCCGCCTGACGATTTGTTGCCTGATCAAAAAGCTACAACATTAAAATTGCGTACTAGTGATGGTGTATTAAATGCATTAGGTCAAGCAATATATTATCAACAAGGCACAACAGATGCTGGGGCCCATTTTATTATTGGAGAAGATGGTGGTATTGTACAACATCAAATACCATTGAAACGTGTAAAAGGCACACATGAATTAGACACAGTAATAGTTGAATTAATTAACCCTGGTCCTTTACATGAAGATGCAAAAGGTATATGGAGAACTTGGTGGGGAGATCCTGTTGAAAATGATTGGATCAGGAGCACCGATGACAGAACAGGTTGGGCTTGTGCAAACGGTCAACAGTTACATAGTATTATAGAATTTATAAGTGCAATAAGACGAACATATAAAATAGAAAATATACAATTATTCAATGATGATTGTTTAGTATTAGATTCTCATGTAAAAACAATAATAAACAATCAGCAATGGCAGAAATAAAAAAATTAATTGACAGTCAAGGACGTAAAACTGTACGTAAAATATACGAACAGGTTCAACATTGGCCTTGGGAAGATTTATCAATACTAGCAGATGTAGTAATGGAGCCATCTGTTTGGATAACAGGAGATGATGCTATTAGCGATCGCGAACGCATTATGGTTGCTAATGATAAAAGACTTATAAGTGTATTGGCTGGACTAAAGTGTTTTTGGTTATTAGATAAAACTAGTGCAACCGACATACACTTCTTTGATATACGAAAAGATAATTTAGAAATTAAAAAACAAATGTTTAATTGGTTGTATAAAGAAAATATAGATCCACGCGAGAAACTGGTTGACCTTAATCCTGAATTTAACTATAATATAAAAGACCCATTATGGGAACAGATAGGAAAGAGGGACATAAGCGATTGTAATATTACATGGACACTTGTTAACGTAGTACAAGAACCTGAGTATATAACTAACCTATTAGATATAACTCCAGCAAGTGTTTACCTAAGTAATATATTTGATTATGATAACGATAGTTCACATTTATATGAGGACTTTAGTTTATTACAAAATTCATTACACGACTTTAGGCAACGAGGTGGAAAAGTTTGGATACACAACGAAGACGGTTTTATTGGTTAGGCTGTAGTCATACTACCGGAATGGAACTTACTAACCCTAAGGAAGATAGATATAGTGCATTAACGTCTAATATGTTTAATGCAGACGAACATAATTATTCGCACAGAGGTGATTGTAACTTTCAAATACTACAACGTTGTTTAGATAAAATACAAGAACCGGTTGATTTAGTTTTTATACAATGGAGTTTCTTTGAACGAAATATAACATTTGCAGAAGGCGATGAAAAAGGTAAATTAGCATACAGTGATAAATTTTACAATGCAAGAAATGTAAGAGATTATATCTTAGATAATGCATTAATAAGGTTACCTGGATCAAATAAAGATGATGAAAATTTTATGCGAATATGGCGTAGCATAAACAGTTATCCTAGAAATATATTAGAATGGTTAAATTATTATTATGCAGTTGTGTTACATTTTGAAAAATTAAATACACCATGTATACAATGGTTTGGTTGTGATGTTAAAGGAAATTTATTAAACGAAGATTGGAAATTAAACTACCGTTATGATGACGGTAATTCACCGCATGGAATTTATCAATTGAAAGTAGCAAATCACCCAGGTTATAAACATTTTAAAAATAACGAAAATTTTTTAAATAAGCATAGTAATTGGACTTGGGATGGTATGAAACGTAATTGGGACCTAGGAGAAGGTGGACACTACTTAGAAGATGCTCAAGTTTATTGGGCCAATTATTTAAAACCACACATAGAAAGGAATATGTAAATGGCAGATAGAGAAGATAATACAGGAAAAATGGAGGTCGCAGTAAGAATTCTTGGTAACGAACTTGTTGCACTAAAAATGGTCGTAGATGACTTTAAAATCAAATGGTTAATATACGGAGTAATAACTATAGTGGCACTTGGTTGGGCTATCAGTAGTTTTGGTCCAGCATTATTTGATATGGCAGGAGGTGCCAATGGGTAAAAAAAGAACCAGTTCTGGACACGTTTCAAAAGGTGTGCATTCACAGAAAAAAACTTTTGCACAAAAGGCCTGCAGAAGAGAATACAAGAATACCATTGCAAGATTGCACAATCAATACATTGCATTCACTCGTGGTAAGAATGTAATGCTTACAATGGAAAATCCAAATAAAAACGAAACAAATAAAAGATTTATACGAGTAAATGCTAGAGACGTTTGGAAATCAGCATATAAGTCAAAGTAGTATAAATACCGGCGAGTAGTCAACAACAACTCAAAGCGAGCGACGGGGTAAAGCCGTCAAGCTATAGGAGAAATTTATGGACGCTTTAACACTATGGATGGCAATAGGTTTTCTATTTGCCGCATATTCAGTAATTGCAAATGATTCAGTACAAACGTTGGGTACATGGATCGCATCAAACAACGAAAAATTTAATTGGAAAGTTTTATGGGGAGCCGCATCAGCAGTTCTCCTTTATACTTTGTGGTATGGGTGGTATGTAAACGGAGGTGACATCAGTTACGGCCGACTTAACAAAATACCATTCCAAGAAATACAATGGTATCATGCCGCCGCACCAGGCTTGCTATTAATACTAACCAGAATAGGCGTACCGGTGAGTACGTCTTTTTTAGTTTTAAGTGCTTTTGCTAGTACGTTTGTATTGGAAAAAATGCTGGTAAAGTCGATGATGGGTTATGCTGTCGCGGCTGTGGCCGCCTATGTTATTTGGATAGGCGTAACCAAAGTACTTAACGAAGCAAAACCAGTCAATGAACAAAACAAAAGATGGTGGCGTATTGCACAATGGTTTACAACAGGCTTCTTATGGTTCACTTGGTTGTCACATGACATGGCAAACATTGCTGTGTTTTTACCAAGAGAAATACCATGGGATCTAATGATAATGGTAAGTGCAGTATTTGTATTTGGTTTAGGTTATATATTTTATACTGGTGGTGGTAAGATACAACAAATTGTATTGGAAAAACACAACACTAGATATGTTAGATCAGCAACAATAATTGACTGTGTATATTTTGTAATACTGTTCTTCTTTAAAGAACTAAATGATATTCCGATGTCAACAACTTGGGTGTTCGTAGGACTACTATGTGGACGAGAACTTGCTATGGCAACAGTCACAGGCAAGGAAAAGTTCAAAACAGTATTTCCTTTGATTACCAAAGACTTTATAAAAATGATGATAGGATTGGGTGCGTCAGTAGGCGTTGTGCTTTCCATACATTATATAATAGTCCCCAACGGACTATAAATACAAAAGTTAAATCATAAAGGATATTTTATGAAAATACTATCGGGTAATGCCAACCCTGAACTGGCACAGGAGATTGCTAAACATTGTTTTGTTGATCTCACCCCTTGCAATATCTCAACATTCGCTGACGGTGAAACCAACGTTGAATTTCATGAAAACATCAGAGGAGAAGATGTTTTTATTATACAGTCAACATCATCTCCAGTGAATGATCATTTAATGGAATTGATGATAATGATTGATGCCGCTCGTAGAAGTAGTGCAAATAGGATAACCGCAGTAATACCTTACTTTGGTTATGCTAGACAAGATCGCAAAAGTGCAAGTCGTACACCAATTACTGCTAAACTTGTTGCCAATTTACTCACTACCAGTGGAGCAGATAGAATCTTAACCATGGACTTACATGCTGGTCAAATACAAGGATTTTTTGATATTCCTGTAGACGATTTAACCAGCAGGCCAGTCTTTCAAAAAGATATTAGACGCAATGTTGATATCAATGAAAATAATGGTATTATATTTGTAT